CGGTTTGGCGGCGCAGGAACCCGATGATCTCGCGGTCGGCGTACAGGGTCGCGCGGCCAGCGTTCATGTTCGGGATCTGCGTGATCGCGCGGTGGATCAGGTCCGGCAGGTCCGGGCCGGTCGAGGCGTCGGACTTGAGGTCGCCACGGTCGATGTTCGCGATGCGAACCACGAAGCGCCAGTCGCGCAGGGTCATGCCCGCGTCCTGGCGGAAGTGGCTGCGGTAGATCTGGAACTTCGAGCCGTCGGACAGGGTGGTGGTGTCCTCACCCAGGTCGCGCATCTGCAGGCCCGCGTTCGAGCCCTTCGGCACGAACATGTGGCAGGTCAGCGGCGACCAGACCACGAGCCACATGGACGCGTTGTCGGTGCCTTGGCCGCCGGCGTCGATGATGTTCTCGCCGTTCTCGGCCTGCAGTGTGTTGAAGCGCGGGTACAGACCGGTGAAGCGGGCCGGGTTCACGGCCTCGTTGCCGAAGAAGATGGTGTCGGCCATCTCCTGAGCGAAGCTCTCGATGAAGCCGCGATCCTCGAGGAAGCGGAAGGCCGCCGCGTCGCCGTTCAGGTCAGCGAGCGCCTTGTCGACCTCGGAGTAGCCCTCGAGCATGCCGGCGTTGTCGGTGACCTGCGCGTAGCGCGACTTGCTCGGCTGCACACCCTGGTACAGCTGACGCCAGGTGACGTCCGGCAGGCCCGCGCGGATGGACGAGCGGTGGCCCGTCGGCAGGTTGCCCTCGATGAAGGAGACGTCCTGGATGACCTCGTTGACCGAGTTCAGGATTTCGACCAGCTGCGCGATGTTGCCGTCCGGGTCTTTGACCTTGGCGAGATCGAGCAGCGTGGGGTTGGCTACGGAAAGTACGGCCATGGTGATTAGCCCTCATTCTTCATGGTGGGGTACAGACTGCCGATGACCGCTCTCGCGTCCTTGGCGGCGGGGGTGGTGGTCGTGTTGCCGTCCATCTTGTCCTCCGAGATCGTCATGCCGATCTTGTGGAAGAACTTGATGACGGCGGGGTGGTTGCCCGCCCCGGTCTCGTTGAGTGCGTCGCGCAGCTCGGGACCGCCCAGCTGGACGGCCTTGGCCGCGACAGCGAGGTTGGCGTCGTACTGAGCACCCCAGTCCTGTTTGATCTGGCCCTGCCACTCGGTGGTCAGCGCCTCAGCCTGGGCTGCAATGGTGCCCGCGACTTCGCCCAGCTTGGTGGCGTAGAAGTCCACCAGCTTCTGAGCGCCGGCCTGATCGAGGCCCAGCTCTTGGAAGATCGGGCGCGCGGCCTCGAGCGCCGACGCGTCGATCTCGACGCCGTCAGGCAGCGTGAAGTCGGCGTACTCGGCTGCGGCCTCCTCGGTCGCAGGAGCCTCTGCGGCGGGAGCTTCAGTCACAGGCGCTTCGGTCGCGGCCTCAGCCGGGGTCTCTGTCGCTGCGGCTTCTGCCAGTGCCGTGTCAGTCATGCCTCGTCTCCATACGTGTCAGCCGCGATGGCTGCAGATTTCTCAGCCCACATGCGCTGGTAAAGCGCCGGCTGCGTCAGGAGCCAGCTGGTCAACAGCAGCCCCATCGCTCTCTCGCCCTCGCGGTAGGCCATGCTGTGAGCATCGCCACCTCGCGGCGGGTTGGCCTGATAGACCCCCGCCGCTGTGAGAAGCCGCCACATGAAGTCGCGACCGTCTGGCGTGGAGAGAACCGCCGCAACTTCGGCCTCCAGCTTTACGACTGATGCAGATTTACCACGCTTGTTGCTCATTTGCAACACCCCATCAGCTCACGCCGCCCATGATCTGTCCGAGCGCGTTGTCGGGGCGCACCTGGGTGCGGCTCAGAACCTCTGCAGCGCTGGCCCCCTCGGCCATCTGCTGCATGGCCTGAGCGGCCTGTTCCTGCTGCGCGCGCTGGGCGCGGACGGCAGCGACGTCGTCAGACGACAGGATCATACGCTGTGGCGCGCCGGTCATGGACGCGTACTCCTCGAGCGCGACGTCGAAGTCCAGCTTGTCCACGATGTCGGGCCGGACTGCCGCCATGTTGCCCGCCAGGCCGAGCGTGCGCTCGATGGCGCTGGTGCCGACGGACTGCTGGGCCTGAGCCATCATCGAGATGTACTCGACGCGCAGGTCTTGCCCCTCCAGCTCGGGGGGCGGGGGCGGCAGCAGCTCGTTGCGCTCCATGATCGAGAACACGCGGTCGATAACCGGGTCGAGCAGCTCTGTCTGCACGCGCTGCAGCACGGGGCCGAGCATGAGCAGCTTCTCCTCGTTGCGCACCGCGATCTCGGTCGCTGTACGTACATCGTCCGTCTGCGAGATCATGAGGAACATGTCGACGAAGAACGCCCGGCTGATGCGGTCCTGCACCTCTGCGATGTCGCCCAGCATCTCCTGGATCTGGGGGCGCACCTCGTAGATCGGGCGCAGGCCATCGCCGGACGTATAGCTGATCCCGCCCGGCAGGATGTTGCTGACGCCCTTGGCCTCCATGCTGGACGGGGCCTGGAGAGGGGGCCGCACGAGCAGGTCAATGGCCTGGCCCTTGCGCTTCTGCTGCGCCATGAGCTGCTTCGATCCGGGCAGAGAGAGCATGCCTGGGCAGTCCACGCCGTACGCGTCCTGCGAAGACACATCCCAGCGCGGGGCCATGGTCGGGAACTCGAGGAAGCCGCGCTTGGCGAGGTAGCGCTCCTTGCCGTCCTGGCCCTCTTCAAACCAGACCGAGCGGTACGGCATGTTGCCGAAGTCGCGCATGTCCATGACGCGGTCGTCATTGGGCTCGATGGCCTGCACGCACGGCACCCAGCTCTCCAGGCTGTTGTTCTGGTACATGCGCTTGACGGTGTCGGAGACGTTGTCGAGGCCGTACTGCTGCACGAGCTGGCCGACCGTCTTGCTGGTCTGCCGGTACATGACGTCCGTCACGCCTTGGTCGTTCGACCCGATCCAGTACTGGCCCAGCGTGTGCGGATAGAACCACACCGCCGACCGATCCTGACCTTCCATGCACGACATCGCCGCGGTCCCGAAGGTGCCGAGGTCGTCGTAATTGTGGGCGACGGCCTGGTAGAAGTTGGACCGCGACAGGGCCAGGCGGATGCGGCGCTCGACCTGCTCGAGGTATTCGCGCACGCCAGCGCTGTCCATCATGTCTGCGTCGGATGTGACCAGTTTGAACCACGGGCGGGCGGGCGAAGTCATGCCGGCCATGAAGCCCGCGACGAACACCCGGCGCGCGAACATGCCGGTCTCGTCGAGGATGCGGTGATAGGCCTTCAGCCCGTCATTCTCGCGAGCGCCTTTCTCGCGGTAGCGCTTGGGAGCGATGAACAGGCCGATCTCACGCCAGTGGCTCTCGTACGAGGACCGCTCGCGCTTCAGGCCAGACAGGCGATCCCAGTACGGATTAGCGGACACCTAGTACCCCCCGAGCAACGTCTGAGGCGCTGTTGGAGCCGCCGGCGTGGCGGCAGACGTCAGGACGACACCATACGATCAGGAGTCGACGCTTGATCGCCTGGCTCGTTGGACGGGACGTAAGGTCACAGGCTCTGAAACAGACGTGAACTGGCATAACAATGGTCCCAACTACATGGCCGGGCCTCTTTGGATTGCGGATCCAATGACATCTGAAGTTACCTGTTATTGGCACCCAAACTGGGCGGATGCAGGACCGCAACCGCTCTAATAGAAAGAATCACTCGCCTTTATGCAGGGGAACGGAATTGGATGGGAGGGTGTCCCAGGGATAAAGGGCAGAAGTCCTCATCGAAGATAGATGGACAACAACTAGGAGTAATAGACATGAACTTGTCAAGCTTGAGTATGAGATGGATGGGAGCCGTATCCATCGTCGTGACGTGTTCCTTGCTATCATGTCGAAGAGATAGGCCGCAGTCTCAACCTGGAGAACCTTCGCCACCCGACCTGAGGCATTGCACGCGTATAGAAATCCGATGTTGGCCCTCCGTGTTTGAGGCGATCGTAGTAGGTCCCTATGCAGAGGACTTGCTGACCCCCCAGGAGACACAGTATCTACAATCCCTTGGACCGTTGACTGTTACCGATCCAGAAGCTATCCAGTCACTGGGGCGCGCTGTAGCTCTCTCAACATATCGGGAAACCCTTCCCGAAGACGTGTCTATTGCGATCAAGCCAGTCTACTGCGTGACTGGTTACCAGGGCACTCGCCAGTTGACGTCGTTCTTGGTACGCGGCCGATTCA